TTTTTTAAAATTTAATTATTATTTATTATTTGTATTATTTTCTCTTTAGTAGTTATAGGTCTGTTATTGCCTAGTTTTACTCTTTCTTTTTTAACTTCTTTTTCTGGATTATGTGAAATTGGATCAGCAGCAACTTCAATAGAATTTAATTCTACTTTTGAAGCTTCTACTTTTTCTTCTTTAGAATACATTTCATCTTCTTTAGAATTTTTGCTTTCTTTATCAGACTTTAAATCTGCAATAGCGTCTTCTAAGTTTTTAATTCTTATTTCCATTCCTTTCCAGTCAGCAACATCAGCTTCTTCATCCATTTCTTCTTCTTCCTTCATTTCTTCTTTTTCTTCTTCTTCTTTTTGAGGAACTTCGTTGTCAACATCTTCTCTTACATCTGCAATAACTCCTTCTTCTTCTACTACTAATAGAGTACCATCTTCGAATAAATATTCACCTACTGGCATAGCTACTTTTTCATCATCTGTTAGAATAAATACTGATTTTCCTTTTTCAAAAGAATCAGCTTCTATTCTAGTTCCGTTTTCAAGTTTTCTTTCTTCTAATTCAACTTTAACTTCTGCAAGTTCCATCCCTAGAACTTCTTTTATTGATTCAACAATTTCTGATGCTTTCATTTAAATATTTTTAATTCCTTATTATATGTACAACAAAAAGACAAAGTGTTTCCACTTTTTTTATGTAGCCTGAGTTTTACCAATGCCTTGAGCATGTAAAGAACCATCACAACAATCTGGATGGTAAGTATTGTCTTTACATAAACAACCTCTTCTACTTCCTTTTGGTGAATTATGAGCTAAATTTTTAAACTTCTTAGTTCTTAGCATTTTTGATTATGTCTTTAATTTTTATGATTAAATTTTCAGAGATTTGATCTTTACTTAACTCCTCTTCTATTTGTTCTTTAGGTCTGTTAGCTTGATCTGAGAAAAATCCTTCTATAGAAAAACCTTTATAAGTACCCTCTTTTACTTCTTTCCAGACCTTGTCATTATTAACTTTCATAGAAATCATCCAAGTTCCCTCAGGTACATCTATACCATATTTCACTGATTTATCCATTTTAGGATCGTCTACTAGCCAAGATTCAACAACAGTTAAATTTTCTACAGACATTTGATGTTCTACAGTTGCTTTAGATTGATTGCCTTTTATAAAAAACATTTCTGATGCTTTTTTTACTGTAGCTTTTGAAAAGAAAACATAATAGCCATCAGAATTTTCATTTTTTCTGTATATAGGTTTATTAGGAATAAGAGCAGCACCCATCAAAATCTTTTGCTCTTTATCTACTACAGCCATTTTAATCTCTTGATTTTTAAGAGCTATAAAATCTGATTCTATTGCAGGTGATTCAACTACTGATATAGCTTCAATTCCTGCATGTTCATTTTCTTCATCTAAAAACAATTCTATTATATCCATATTATATGTACAATAAATTTTAAAAGTGTTACCCTATAGTTGCACCTTGAATAATATTTCTTTCTAAACTTTGAGCTGTTGTTACATCATTAGCAACTACAAAAGCTTTTATTGGTGTTTGTGATTGTGATCCTATAGCTCCTGCTAGTTGATTAGTTGCTGAAGCACCTACTACATTAAATGCAGGAGGAACTGAGACAGCAGGAGGAGCTTGAAAACTAGGAGTTGCTGCTCCACCACCACCACCAAGTGAACTAGCAATAGAATTAGATTTGCTTACTGCTCCACTTATTGAAGAAATAATACCTGCTGCTTGTATTGCATAGGCTATTAACATTGGTATATTTTGAGGAAAACCAATTTTTGCAGTTTGTGCTGTTCCTTCAGCAACTGCTGTAGCTGAGTTTGCTGCTGCTAAACTTGAAAATGTTATGCTTTTTTTAGCTTCAGCTATCATTTCTTGAGCTGCTAATACTCCTCTTAATGCTGCTGCTGCTCTACCTGCTCCAGATTCAGCACCAAATAAGCTAATTATACCATCTGTTGCAGCTTTTTTAGCATTTAGCCTTCTTTGTTCAATTTCAATTTCTGAACTTGCAACTCTTTCATCTCTTTCTAAAGTTTCTGCTGCTAATTTATCTGCTGCTTCTTTGTCTAGTTTGTCTTGTTCTGCTTTTTTCTTTGCTGCTTCTTTGTCTTGTTCTTCCTTTAATTTTTTATCCTCAGCTTCCTTAGCTTTACGTTCTGAAACAATTCTATTTCGTTCAGATTCTTCTTCTCTAAGAGCTGTAGTAATTTCTGCAGTTAATGCTTTTTGTTTTCTTAGTCTTGCAGTTTCCAGATCAATTAGTGTAGCTCTTAATTGAGCTTCTTCATCTAAATCTTCTTTAGTGGATTTACTTAATGAATTTTCTGTTTTTTTAGCTTCAAATCTTAATCTTGCAGCTTCAATTTCTTTAGCAGTTATTTCTTCTTCAATTTTACCTGCTTCTTTTATAGCCTCTATTCTTTCTTGTACAGTAACATTTTCTTTGTCTGCTGCCCTTTCTCTTAGCTCTGCAACTTTTCTATTTGCTTCAGCTCTTTCTACTATTAATTTTCTTTCAGCTTTGTCTGCTTTAGCTCTTTGCTCAGACAACTCCTTAGCTAGTTTTATTTCTTTTCTAGTTTCTTCTCCAAAATTTACAATACTATTAGTTGCAGATTTGACATTCACTGTCATTTCAGCAAAAGCAGCAGTTGCTCCTGCAAAATCTCCAGTTGCTAATTTTACTAAAGCCTTTCCAGTATTAAATATTCCCATTCCAAGATCAGCAACTATGTCGGTAACATTACCAACAACTACTCCTATTTGAGACATGATACTTAAAAACTTATTTTGACCATCTTCAGACGAAGTAAATGCAGTTTTTAAAGCAGCAATAGCTCCTATAATCAAACCAAATACACTAGCCATAGCTAATGTTTTTAAAGTCAAAAAGCCTTTAATAGTTTTCTTTAAACCACCAGAACTAAAGCTTGTAAGACTAGAAGCAAGACCACCAGTCTGACTATCTAAAATGTTCATAGCTCCACCTAAATCTGCTGTATTTTCTTTAGCAGTTTTTAAAGCATCATTAGCATCATTTCTAGCTAAAGTATTTTTTGCAATACCTGCTTGTTCAGATTTTATAAGTTGTTTGTTTTTAGTAATTGCTTTAGAAATATCTCTTCTTCTATTTAAATCTTTTTTAGAAGTTTTTTCAAGTTTTTCTTCTAACTGTGTATTAAGAATTTTTAAATCTGCAACAATTTCTTTTTGTGTTCTAAGAGTTTCATTTATTACTTCAAGATTCTTTTGAGCATCTCTTACATTAATGTCAATAATTATTTCTTTAGCCATTTCTTAATTCTTTTTTAAATTGATTATATGCTTCTATAAAAGTTTCAGGTAACTTGTTTTTACCTTTTGCTATTTTTGCATATTTGCCTTTACACTTAGTTATTTTTAAAAGTTCTAATAATTGTCCTATCATGATACTTCGTTTAATAGTTCTAATGAGGTTAATCCAGTTTTTAAGTTTGTGTTAACTGAGTTTATTTTATAGGTCTGATTATTTATAACAAACCTGTCAGCTAGTGTATAATTTAAAAGAATGTTAACAGGAATGTATGCTGTAAACCTGCTTAATCTTCTTTTAGAATTAAACATTTCAGTTATATAATTAGAGTAATAATTGTTAAATAGAGTTCCTGAAAAGTTTCCAGTCACATTGTACTCATTATTTTCCTGATTAAAATTTATATTAGCTGTTGAAGTAGCTGTATCTAATGCTAATGAATTACTAGGAATATAATAATCATTTATATCTGTATTTGATGCAGGATTTAAATAAGGTCTATCACTTAAAAATCTTATTGAATCTTGATTTTGTTGGTAAATTGGATAAAATAAAACAGGATCACCTAAATACGATTCATCATTGTCATCTACCATCCACCCAACTTGTGCTGTAGTATTGTTTCCAGTAGCTACATTAACAAGTCTTTCATATTTCATGTGTTCAAATGGAGCTTCTACTTTATAAACTCCACCATCATATTTTGCATCACCCATATATTCAGTTGTACCCCAACCTACTCCACCTGTTGTTAATTGCTCATGCTGTAAAGCTAATTTTGTGCCTAGACCTTTATATTCAAATATTATTTCTCTGTATGGTAATGCTACATTGACTTGACTTTTAGAAATGTCAATAAACTTACTTATGTTAAATGGTGATCCTGAACTTGGATTAGCATAAAAGTCATCTAATGTTTGAACTTTAATAGTGCCATCATCTAATACATAAGCTGTTAAATTATATAATCTGAAAATACCTGTTAAAAAATCTAAGACCTTAATCGGTGGCAATTGAGCTGAAGGCACAAATTGAGTATTTGCTGCTATAGTATAGGCACTTACATTAAAAGTATGTGATTCAGGAACTATTAAATCTGCAAGTTGCCATGAAATTGAATCTACAGTAAACTCCTCTCTTACTACTATTTGAACTTGATAGTTTCCATTAAATAAATCTATTGTAGCATTAGCAGCACTTGGAGCTGTAGCTGAAAAAGAATCTTGTATAATACCATCTCTAATAACATTGACAGTGTAAACAGTATCTTCAGCTGCATTAGGATTAATAGTTAAATCAGATGTTATTTTATTATTTCCTGTTTGATTACTTACTGTAACTGTTTGACCTGCTGCTATTACATTAGTCATAGTAGAATCTAAACCAAAATTTACAAGCTTTGGAAATGTTGCAGGTGCATTAGGATCATCTACATTTCCTTTTTTTCTATGCATCCATAAATACAGGTTATAATATGCATCGTTTCCAGTGGTCTTAAAAAAGTCATTAGAAAATGTTAATCCATAAGTTTTTTCTATAGCTAGTATTACTAAATGAACTCTTATAGCATATTTTAAGTCTTTCCAATATACTCCATGATTCATGGCTGCACTTTCACCATTTCCATTAGGAGCTAAATTACCATCGTCTGCTGTATCACTAGCTGAATCGTAAAACAATCTAGTAGTGTGACTAATTAAAGGAGTTATAATTGCTTTAGGATAGCTAACACCATCATTTGTTATATCATAACCTGAGACAAGTCCTGTATAAATAGAAGTTGAATTGTATGGTTTAGAAAATCCATCTATCCAATTTGAACCACCTACTAGCGAATCAAGAGTATCTTCACCAATTAAATCTTTTAGCTCTACAGTGTTTCCAAAGAATGTGATTTTATAGCCATAAATTTCATTATTTTTTAGCTCAGTTCCTTCTAGTTTTATTTTTCCTTTTTGAAAGGTTAAATAATTTAATTCTATTGTAGCATTAACTTTTAATCTACCATCAAAGCCATCAACTATGTTATAATTATAGTAATGTTTAAATAGCTTATTATTTACTTTAGAAGCAGGAACTACAAAACTTTGAGAAAAGCTTGTAAACACTTTAGAAATGTCTTTAATATCCTGAATAGTATTAGTTAATGAAACACTTTCATCATCAAATAAATCTAATCTTGTATTTTCTATATAAAGCTGAATGTTTTGCATTATCTAATATTGTTTATAGTATCAAAGGCATAAGCAAAGTCAATAGTGTAATTGATCAAATTATCATTAACACCTTTTTTAAATGTTAAAGACCTAGTGTTTAAATTAATTGGTAATACTGAATTACCATTATCCACCCAAATTTGCTCACTTAACATTAACTGCTTAATAATTTCATTAAAGCTTTCGTTTATAAAACCTGTATTCATTGTAATTGTCTCATTTCCATTAACAGATAAATTTGCAACTGAAGCTTTTGATATATCATAGCTAGGTGCTGCATTATCAAATTCCATTATATTCCTTTGATAACTATTTGATCTTGTTGAAATGCTAGTAGTTGATTTTTTAAAGAATGGCATAATTTGCATAGCTCCAAACTTATTATAGAAAATAACTTGTAGCTGCTCATATTTAGGTTCACAAACTGCTTCTAGTGTGATAGTATAAGATTGCTCATAACCAGTTCTAGTAGAAACTACTGAAATTGTGTCTCCAGATTGTAGCGTTAAAGTTGGTGTTACTCTTATATAAACTATCTTTTCCATTGAATCTGTAGAGTCAGGAACTATAATAGGATTCAATATATTACCCCAATAGTTTTGGTATAAGTTCCAGAACTCATCTGTTCGTTCCCACTTAATATTCGCTCCACCACCACTAACAAAAGTAATAGTTGGCTCTGCTTCAGAAAAGACAGGAAAAACAATATCAGTTCCTTGTTTAAAATAGATTGTTGTATTGCTTTGTAATAAAGCAGGAGTAAAATTAGGTTGTGAAATAATAGAATAATTGTCAGGTGTTGAAACCATTATATCATCTTTTAAAGCTAAAGAAGTATTGCTTTCAATAGCTGTAATTGTTGTTGATCCTCCTTCACTTAAATTGTTTACAGTGTCTCCTAAATTAACAGTATTTAAAAAAAACTGAGTACTGTCTTGCAATTTATAAGCTACTGTAGTTCCATCCGTAGTGCCTGTAGTTAATGTGTTTATTGGATTAGTAGATTGTCTAGGATTAGCTCTATTTTCAAAATAGCCAAAGCCTTCAAATCCTAATAAATCTAAAGTTTGATTTTCACTACCTGCATCAGTTGTAATAACACTGTCAGCTTCAACCCATACTCCATCAGTTGAGAAGTTTCCATATTCAGTATCTAAAAAATCTTTAACTAAAGAACTTATTTCATAAACAACGTAATTGTTTCCACTTAGTGGAGTTTTAGTTAATGTGTATTGAGCAGATGCAGGTTTATCAGTTGTAAAAGTTCCTGAGTAAATATACAGGCTCATAGTTACTGATGTTATGGTGTTTGCTGAAGGTGTTATTTTAATGTAATATGGACTTCTTGCATTTAGTATTGTACTCATTTGTTATAAATATTATCTGTTAAATCTTTAGCTAATGATTCTGCTAATTCCTCTGGCAATCTTTTGAAGGCTTGTTCAAATGGCTTAGTAAAAAACATACTAGCTTTTACTCCTTTATTTTTAATACTATTAGCTAGTATAAAACCCATTGTCTTATATGATCCAAACTTTCCTTTTTTATCTCTAGGCTGCATTCCCATCCTTTTAGCAAACTTTGCGAATACTCCTGTATGGTATTCTAAACCAATTAAGTTGCTATTTTGTTTGTAAGAGAATGGACTGTTTTTATTTACAACATAATTAGATTTAACACCTTTAACTCCTCTATCTTGATACATACCATAATCCTCCATTTCAAATGAAATCTTATATCCTTGAGCTGTTTTATCTACAAAATATCCTATTGAATTATATAATTCTTTAGTAGCATTATGTTTGCCTTTAGTAAGATTAGTTCTAGATTGTTGAACTACATACTTTCCAAAATCATTCAATTCTTTTTGCATTAGTTGAAATTCCATTAGCAGATAGTCATGTTAGTAGGAACAACAACATCAAAAGTTACAGCCCATCCAGTTAAAGAGTTTTCAAACCTTTCATTAAAAGGCTCACAACTTGCAGTGCCTTCAACTTGATATAAATCACTAAATAAATCTCCTCTCATTAGTTTGCTAACTATTCTTGCTGCTATGTTTAGCTGAGTATTTAAAATGTCCTGTTCGTTGGAGTTTCCTAAAAATGGTGAAGTGTCTTCAGTCTTTGGATTGTCAACAATATCCATGCACATTATAGTTACATTAAAAATTGTTGTTGGTTTTGATATTGTAGCTTGATTAACCATAATGTGAGACAGAGGAAAAATAGTCTGCTTAGACAGATCAACGTCATATATGCTACCATAGCTTACTGTATTAACAAATGGCTCAGCTTCTAATGCTGTTTTAAGGGTGTCAATTATGTTATAATATGTAGTCATAATGTTTTAATAAATATTGGAGTGAAAGAATTTATATCACTGTTATTTGTTTCTTCTATATAATCGTTAAGCCACTCTAAGGCTGCATCAAATTCAAAAACCTTGTTAGTTACTTTTGCTTTAATCAAACAGTCTAGACATTGCCAGTAATCATAGACTGCTCGTTTAGGATTGTTAGTAGATATTCCTATAAGAGCATCATCAAAACCTTCAGCTAATACTATACTTTCATCATAAGGAATTAACCCTCTTTCATAAAGCTCCTCTACTATAAACTCTTTCATCATCTTATTTTTGATCTAATCATCTTGTTTTCAGTTTCTACTTTATCTTTTTCAAATGACAAAAACATTAGACATTGATGTAAGGGTAATCTTGCAACATTGTCAATTTGCTGTATGTTTCCCCCACTAAGTCCATATAGGCTTGAATACCAACTCCACTTTCTTCCAAAGTTTGCTGTTGCTGAGAAGTCAGACTGTCCATTTGTGTTAAGAAATAATTCGGTATATGATTCAGTAATTCTTTGCTTAAACTCCAAAAAAAAACTAACGAACCTAATACAACGTCTAAGGGCATTTTCTTCATGTCATACTTCTCAAAAGTTTCATAGGCTTCTATTAAATACTTATTGTTTTTTTTAAGTGTAATAGGTCTGTAAAGAACACCCATAGCATGATGCATATAATCCCAGTCTGTTAGATTAGTGTCTAGATCAACATACTCTCCGAATGTCATATCATCTAACTTGGGTATAAAAGCAAATGTTTTGTCTCCTCTTTTAAAAGATTCTATAAATTTTGGCTTTTGCTCAAATAGATTGTTTAGGTGATTATTTATTCTGACTATTGATTTGTATTTTATATTTAATACTTGTTTTAGTTCTATGTTACAGAATATCTCTACCATCTTTTGTTGTAGAAATAAACTGTTTACATTATCCTTAGAAATCTTTAAAAACTTTTGATACTGCTCTAATGTTATTTCAGATAATGATTCTGGAACTAAGATTTTAACTTTCATATTATATGTACAATAAAATC